AATGAAATCAACAACTTATAATATACAATATCTAAGCCATTGAAAACAAACAACAAAATCAAAATAACACCTGAAAGGCGGGAAATTTTTTCCCATGCTGCCCAAATAAGCGAAGCAATTGATCGACCCTAAAGACTGAATTAATAAAAAAGCGCATAAACGGGCCGGCAAAGGCGAAGCCTGCCGCCCGTATGCGCTTTATCTGCCATGTTCTTTCATACGGCACATTTGCGTCAAAATTGTCTATGCTGGCCCTGGCCACCTGGTTAAGACTTCGCATAATACATCAGCCTTATGTAGAAAAGCCCTAGCGGAAACTAAAAAAGCCCGCTAGGGCTTTTTTGCATAGGGCGCATTATGCGAGGGCTTTTTACTCTTGATTCACCTAGCAATTAAGAAGATTTTTCACCCATTTTTTTATCTTGAATAATGTTGATATTTCTTTGTTTATCAAGTCATTTTTTAGTAAATTGATAATATCTATTGCTTCATCCGTTAGCGTTTGATATAGATTTACTCCGGTATTACGCCTCAAGCTATCGGCTTTTTCAATGCCTATAAGATCATTCATTTTTGTCATGGTATTAATGAAATGATTAATTTTATTGATAAGCTCATCATTTTCTATTAAGAGCAAGGCTTCGGCAGCAAAAGCATAAATTTCGAATGCTCCAATGGTTTTTTCATGTTTTGTTCCGAAAGAGATTAGCTCTTTTGTTAAATCAGTATATGCCTTTAGGCGTCGGTCACGGAGCCAAGAAGCGTTATCTTTTTCTTTAATTACTTTCTGAAGCCAAATTATGTCCATTAGTTTTACAAGTATTGCGCCAATACCTATTGCACCCAGAAACGGCAAAACGTTCAAATTTTTCTCCTGAAGTTTAATAATTTAGTGCTTGATCTTGATTTTTTTGTAGTTAACAACGCTTCGCAATTTCGTAAGGACAGGGGTAAGTAGTACTGTCCTTTTGTACCATTTTTGGTATTTTTTCAATTTTAAGCCCGTCCTTTTGTGCCATTTTTGGCACTATTTTTTGTTGGCCAGTACTTTTAGCTCTTCCGTTGTCACTTCTTCTAATCCTCTTTTTATTATGTAATCTAATACCAAGGTTTCTTTTATCGGTTTTTGTGTTGCGATTACAACCTTAACGGTTAAATCTTGAATTTTTCTCCAGCTTTTGTCATCGATGTGTTTTGTAGGCATAAGCTTTTCCTCCGGGTTCTATTATCACATCTAATTAATTAGTTCTTGACTTATAACTTCTAAGAAATTATAAATTAGCTTCTTCTAATTTCTTAGATTTTTATGATTGACTGGTTTCGCGGTGAAATAGACTTTTTACATGACCCCCTTCCGGCGGGCCGTGTTTTGTCTATTGACTCCGATGGCTCCATTGCTTGGGAGTGTGTCAAATCCATTGATTGCCGAAGTTCGCATGAAACCAGCCTGAAGATTAAATCATCCGGCGGTGATGGTCAGGGTAGGGCGGCTACCTTGTTAATTGACGGCAATCTGGCCAAATTCCTGCAAGGTCATAACGTGTTTGGCTCGCGCGATCTCAACACGCTTTTATTGTTGGCCTTTCGCAAAATCTTTGAACTGAACGCCTGCCATTTACACGGCTGCTCTGATCCGGCCTTGACTGAAGCCAAAATCAAGAAAGGTGATTACAAGGTCAAGATGCTGGATATTAACCAGTTGTACGATGTCGGCAACGATGCCAGCGTTGAAGCTTGGCTTCATGCCGCGCATATGCGTGCCAACAGTCGGCACGGTCGCAGTTCTCGCGACAAGGGCACGGTGTACCTTGGCAAATCATCCAGGCGGTGGGGCTTTAAGTTCTACAACAAACACCGGGAAATGACAGCCTCCGGCAAAACGCACCGGTTACCCGACCATCTTCAAAACCTGGGCCTTGAAGGTTTCATACAAGGCAAACTTCGCGCTGAGTTGCGCATTTTTTCAAAAGAGCTACAGAAACAAGACATTACACACGGCTATCACATAACAGACGAACGCATTAATCATTTATTTAAAACGTACTTAGAGAAAATAGACATGACCACACAAGCGACCTTAATTGATGAACAATTGTTAAAAATGCCCAGAACCCTTCAAGGCACTTATCAACTTTGGCGGCAAGGGGCTGACCTTCGCCAACTTTTGGCCCACAACACCTTTTACCGTCACCGTAGAGAATTACTAGCCTACGGCATTGATATCAACGCCCCGTGTCTGACTCCTGAACATAACAACGTTGTGCCTCTGATGCGCATTATTGAGGCCGTACCGGTGGCCAATCCAGCTTGGGCTTATGAACGCGGCCTTATCGCCGCTTAAGCGAGTCCGCCATGTCCTACGAAAAAGCCAAAATTATTGGTATCCGTCAAATCACTAAAAAATCAACCGGCGAACATCACCGTTTCTTACAAGTTGAATTAGTGCAAAGCTATGATATTTACTTGAATGACGACGCCTTAAAGCTATTGCCTGCTTATGAGAAACTGAAAGGCAAAGAGGTCTTAATACCGGTGGTTTGGGGTGAATATAACGGTAAACCCTCGTTGAATTTGGCTAATGATGGCCTGCCATTGCCCGCACCCGCCAAAAACGCTTGAAAACGCACTCAGAAGCCCCGCTTGCGGGGCGACTGAGTGCATATAAAGCCTTACAAAGAAGACGCCCGCGCAAACGGGCGCCACCTGTTCAGGTAAATGATTCATTTTCACAGCATACCGAAACGGCCTTGTGAGTCGAGCCGGTTTACTGGCGCGGCGAATGAGGCTGTTTCGATTGATTTAAATTTTAAAATGATCCTGGCAGGGCGCTAAACTACTCATCATAGGCGCTCGCAAAGCGCTAAAATAATAAATCATTTAATTGGCCGGAACGAAGTGACGGATACCCAGTGTCGCCCTGGTGGCGGTTCCGATAGTTCCATGTTTTCGGCTGCTATCCAGTTACCCGATAGTTCAAACGTTCCAAGTCAACTGCCATCCCCCTAATCAGCCCGCTTTTTGTTTCCACGAATCCTTGAGCTACCCGATAGAACAGAGGTATTAGGGAAAATAAAATACTTGACCTGGTAAAAATTCTGGCTTAGTGAACGATAGTGAACGGCACGATAGATCAATGCTGTTCAATTATTGGTTGCTAAACATCCCACAAATCAAAATAACTGGAAATTGCTGATGCGTCAGGCAGTGGATAAGTAGGAATTTTCAGAATTGTATTATTTTCCCGATAGTACTAATTTTAACGGAACCCGGGAGCCGCACGCCTCGGGCAATTTCCCTACAAAACCTTTTTCTTTTGAGCTTTGAACATGAACCAATCCTAAAAAGTTTTTGACGATATCGGTTACAAAGACAAAAACTTTAGGTCGGGTTCAAAAAGTGCCCGTGCTTATAACATGGGCACTTTTTCCTATGGGTAGGACAAAACCACTTCCGGGCCGTTTTCTTCACCCAAGAATTTAACATAATATACAATGAAATCAACAACTTATAATATACAATATCTAAGCCATTGAAAACAAACAACAAAATCAAAATAACACCTGAAAGGCGGGAAATTTTTTCCCATGCT